GCATTGAGACTGGAGTCATTCACAACCCCCACTTTTACGAGTTTCAGCGTAGGGCGGGAGGTGGACAAGCCAACCGCAACCTAGGGGACATCCCGTGTGGAGGCACACCCAGCATAGCTGAGATAGTACAGTACCTAAACCCGCAGCAGGCTAGACCCGCTGGACAAAGGTACTACGGGTACTATCGCGACACCCGGAATGAGTCACCAATCGAAACCACGTTGTTCGACATTCACCGTTCAGTGACCCACATCCAGAACTATGAGATTCCTCAGTATAGGGTGCGAGACCAACCCGACAACTCGGATCTAAGGGTCAAGTACCTAATGAACGAGATTGACGAGGCCGTCTGGAAGAAGGATCTTCAGAAGCGCGAGAAGGCACGCGAGAAGGCGCGCGACATCTCCAACATCCTCACTATGTACACGAACACGGGTGGAGATTATCTTCGTCAGATGATAGTGAGGCAGGTCACCAAGGAGGAAACCGTAGAGTTTTTCGGTGAGCTCACAAAGTACTTCAACGAGACCATGGAAAACATTCACAAAAGGTACAATTGTGTGACACCCTACATCATACCCGCTAACTACAACGTCATTCACTTTTCATTTAAGGGAGAGCCCCGTCAGTAAGCTAGAGATGTCCCTAGATAAAATAAAAAACTTGGCCCAAAAAGTATACCAAACCCTCGGCTCTGGTTTCAGTGAAAGGGTCTACCACAACGCGATGGAGGTTCTCCTCCGCACAGAGGGTATCCCCTATGAAACCGAACGTATAGTTCCTATAGTGTTTGAGGGACACACTATAGGAAACATGAGAGCCGATCTTATTGTAGAAAAAAACATCATAGTTGAACTTAAAGCAACAAAATCGATAACACCCGCTATGATTACTCAATCTCAGAAATATCTTCAACTTCTTGGCCTTTCTCAGGCGTTGTTGGTGAATTTTCCCCAGCCTGTTGGTGATCAGTGTGAGATAGTTTCTGTTGGACCATGTATATCAGTGGAAACAGAGTCATGAAGGTTTTGGTTGTGAGTAAGCTTTCGGTCCACCAGTTTTCGGGATCCTTCATCCCATCCTCTAGGGCTTCCTTGGCCCTCTTTATATTGTGAATGGCGTCATCCAGCACAAAGTCGTGATACTTTTCTCCATTTTTCCTGGATTCCAGACCGTCTATCAATAGGTCCATGTACACTAAAATAAATTCTTATCTTTAATTAATAAGATGAGTAAGATTGTAACATTAGCTGGGCTATCGGTGATGACCTTAGCCTCTTTTGGTGTGTTTCTGGCACTTGATGCTAAGATTAATAAAAGATCGGAAACCATGGAACAGTTTCTTACGAAAGGATTCGTGTTCGGGATCACATTTGGGTTATTGATTTACACAGGGTATTATGTATACAAAAACTTTTTAAATAAATGTACACCATCGGACGCCGAGAGGACCGCCGCGGGCGGAGACGGTGTTTTAACTTTTGAAACAGACTCGAGTGGTAACTGCGTAGCTGCCACGTGTAACACCGTGGCGGGCTATACTCTCAGCGCGGGTGTGTGTTTGTTGGGGGCACCGACCAACCAGGTCACAATAACTAAGGCGATGTACCAGGGTATATGTACCGCTGGTGGAAGCACAAGGGGTGATGGTACCTTAGATATGACGAAGGGGTTGGACGTGACCGAAAGATTACAAAAAGCGGTTGATAATTCGGATGATCTTTCACAATTGGGGTGTGTGAACCCCCCAGCTGGTAAGTGTCCCACAAATGCCAATTATCCGGGAAATACATCGTGGTGGGACAACACAGATGTGGGTCTGGGTCCGCAGGTGTGTCCGTCACAATATCAGTTTATAGTTGTTGAGTGGACACTAAATGGTGTGACCAAGGGTCCCAAGAAATTCAATTGGGGAAATCCAATTGATTTAGTCAATGCTTAGCACGTGGGTATGTATTCCCATTGAAGTTCTCCGCAGATACCTTTCCATATGACATCCTGTTGTCTAAGTTTTTCCTTAGATTTCAACAGGGGAAAGTAGGGTAGGTATTCATCCTCACCCAAAAGTTCACAAAATTTATAGAGTACATAGGAATAACTTAAAAAGTTACTCCTATTTGCTGGACAGTGTTTTTCAAAAGGCTCTTGGACCTCTCTGAACATGTGTCGAAGTCTTTCTTCCAGATCGCTATCCATGTGGGGAGGTTCCAGACCGTTCAAAATATTTGTTATGTAGGTGGCGTGTTCGTAGTACTTGCTGTACCTGAGTTTTCTCAATAAAGTTTTCACCTTTGTCTGTGTGATTTCAGAAAGTTTTTCAATTTTTTGTTTTTTAAATTCGGATCTCAACTGATCGATGACTTCTTGGGGTATATTGGTCGTCTCTCTCCCCTGAAACTGTAAGATCCACTCGTTGAGATGATTGTCTCTTTTGTATGAGTTGTTCACTATTTTTTCAGAAGTTTCTTGTTCCTCTTTGTAACTGAGTTCCTCTCCCATGTAGTACTCACAGGTGCCACAGTCCTTACAGATGTAATTAGACGATCTGGAGTCTATAAACACATTTGAAGACTTACACTTTTCATTGGAACAAATGAAACAATTTATTTTTTGTGGTGTATAATTAGTTTTTTGTGGGAGAGCACCCTTGTAGCCCTCGACATTTCTTAAGTAATCATAATATAACTCCTGTCTCTTGACACCTTGTTTGATTGTCGTATTGAAGGGTCCCTGGACGACCTTGTCCTCATCTGTGTCCTTCATGTACTCGGTCAGGTACGGTAAACATTCGGCCATGTACTCGTACATTTCGGATTTTAGTTTATAACGTCTTTGTGGATCACTTTCATTCTTTATCTGGACTTCCCATTCGTCAATCTTCTTGTCATAAGATCCAAAAAATGTTCCACTATCCATTTAAAGAATAAGTTTCTTTAACTTTTAATAATGTTTTTCCTGATAGTTAGGATTTACATGTTTTTCAAGTATCTCTTTGTCTTGAAGAATTACACAGTAACGAAGGCCCACCTGGAGTACATCGCTCCTCCTAAAAAATCGGCGGTCTGGAACAGGTTTTGGAGATCCGAGGAGCGTGACTGGAGCGACAAGGAGGAGTGGCAGTACGCGGACGTCTCGGGCAGATGGAAAACCATAGGCCCACCGCCGGAGGAGGTGAAGAAGGTGATAATGACACTGGAGTACGAGCACGAGGGCGACAAGTACGAGTGCGTCACCTCGAACACGGAGATCGAGTGGCCCCCCAGTGAACCTAAAGGGGCGCAGTTTTCTTTACCGATCACCCAGGTTATGATGATGGACGAGGACACACCGGTGAGAGACGTTACAGATGAGCTCAAGAAGAAGATGGGCCCCCGCAAAGACTTCCACGGAGAGGGTGAGGTTCTCGTGGAGGACTTGTTTGAGTGGGATGATTACACCGATGTCATGGTGACAAATATTCTAAAGGTTCAAAAGACTGTGTCTCGAAAGTCTAAATGTCTTGAACTTTTGTAGCCAGGTAAAACTTGAGTTCACCCAAGTTGGCCACATTGTACTGTAAAACCAAAAATCTATTTTGTTCCTCTTGAAACAATTGTACCGTTGAACACATCCCAGTAGCCTTTGTGAAAATGTTGAGATACTTGAGTGAGTACGTACCGGTGTAGGTACCGTCCACGGACTCAGTACAGGTTATAACCGTTTCTTGGTTGGCAAAGTCACCCAAACAGCTAAACACGAAACGGTCTTCTGTTCTGGTGATTGTTATTTCCGAAGAAAGATTGTTCATGTCTCTACAGATCCTCTGGAAATCTATGGACTGCATCACGGTGTTTACGTTGATGGGTATTTCTGGCACCTGAATGTGATCCTCGTCGATGTCCAAAAGTTTCAGTTCGAATGAGGTGCTCGATTTTTTGGATGGATTCTCTATGAGGATCTTCATGATGTCTCGATTGTTTATTTCCAAAGTGAGAGTGTCCGAATTTGAAATTGTTTTGAGAAGTTTGAACATATTTGATATGTTTACACCAGCCACTATGGGTTCCGCGCATTCGTACTCTTCAAACTTGTCCGCCAAGAGTTCAAAGTCTACCAACGATGATCTGGTGGTGTCTAAGGTGACCATTTTCACACCATCCGAATCGAAATAGATGTTTACATCATTTAATATATCCTTTAGGACCTCAAAGGTTGACTTGAATGAACTTGCCTGTATGGTCTTAAGTTTCATATTCTAAAAATATATGTATTCTATCTTTTATTAGTGTTAAAAGCTTCATTTACACTTTGACTAATCTTATCTTGAAGTTCCTGGGTCATGGCTGGCTGAAGTGAGACACCGTAATTATCCAGGCTGAAGATGTTATCCGAGTCGTCTGAGCTGTCTAGGTTGGTTCCCAGACCGCACCCGTAGAGGGAACAGCTGGTGAACTCGCTGGGTAACAGGGACTCCAACCAATTTTTGATCTCCTTTCCCACCAGCACCTTACCATTCTTCGTGAGCATGGTGGGCACCCGAGTGATGTGCTTGGCGTACTGCTGTGGTACCCCGTAGAGGTTGACGTCGTGGAATTTCACAATTTGTTTCAGTTGTTGATTGGAGTTTATGTACTGGATCACACTTTGTGAGTGTTTACATTTGTTGCTGTAGACAAGTAGTGCCGACATATAGTATTACTACAATTTTTGTTTAATTTTTTTTGCGCATTAATAATAAATGTTAGTGTTTGTGCTACTGCTACTTTTTGTTTTTCTGTTGTCGTGTGGTACCACATCTGAAAAGTTTGTTGAGATATTTGGATTTTCTGGGTACAAAAAACCCAAGGATATTGACCTTAACATACAGGCTCCCGAACTCAGTGGGTTTGTCGAATCCACGGGTCCCTTGACCCCAGACGAAATTCAAAGCGTCGTGATCCCGTGTCAGGACTACTTCAAGACTAAGACTGGTCTCTGTGTCTACGCGATAGAAACCAATAGCATCAAAAAGTACACGAAGGAAGGGAGCGCACTCTACGTCGCGCGGTTTATGTTCACCGTGACAAGTTCTGGGTTTCCCTACGGGATCGGAGCCACCTTCCACGTTCTGGACTCCAGAGTGGTGGGTGCGGTCACTCAGCAGATGGGGGGAGGATTCAAACCCGCGGGTTCCGAGCCCACCTACGTGTCATATGAACAGATTGTGGCAGATCAGCGTAAAGTAATTCTGGATAGAATGTAATGATTAGTGTCAAAGAGATACACGAAATAGAAAACAAAAGGAAAAAGATCAAAAAGGAGATATACACCAAAATATACGAACAATTTTGTAAAAGGATTAAGATGTCTGTCGAATTGGGAATAAAATACACAGAACTCGCTGTGCCCACTTTTCTGATGGGGTACCCCACCTTTGATCAGATCCAAGCGGCTGTGTATCTTAGAAGGCAGCTCATAAACGCAGGATTTGTGGTGAGAAATATTTCACCCACTGAATTCAGAGTTAGTTGGGGGGTCCGATCATCTCACCCCAAACAACCATCCCCAGAGGAACCAAATGCACTTCCGTCACTCATCAACCTGAAAAAATTGGCGTCTAAACACAAGGGTGCGTGATTGTTAATTGTTATTTTTATTTCAAGGTAGTATATGGCAACTAACAATAATCTTAATGTTTTGGTTGAGGCGAAAAAGGAGTACATTTATCAACTCAACACAATCATGTGTCCCGTGATGATAGAAACCTTTCAGGACATCTACAACGAAGCAAAAAAGATTTCCAAGGGTAAAAAGGTTCTGTTGACCTACCAGAAACTTCTCAGAGAGGTTGTCAACTGGAACAATCACATGGTCAAACAACACAGCGACAAAATTTCAAACACTTGCGCGTGGTTCAATGATCTATTGGCGGCTGTTTTCGTCAGTTATGTGAAGATTTTTTCATCTGTGCGTCTGAATGTGGGTTCGAAAAAGATTTCGATCAAATTACCGACCAACGATGTTTTCATTCACAGTTGCTACATCAATTGCGCAAAGGACATATACAAGGATCCGTATGTTTTTCAGGACGAGATGACCGACTACGATCGCGAGGAAAAGCTCATGAGTAGGTTGGGTCTATGTGTGGAAAATACCATTAAGGAATTGGTTCCAGTGAAGGAAATTCTTAACACCTATATTTCTCAAGATAAAATGTCACAGGACCTGGACGTGTCCAGCGAAATCGGCGAAGACACCGAAGACCCCGATATTGACGATGACCCCATGGACGAATTACCAGAAGGAGCCCTACCAGATCCCGACACCGTGGAGCCCGGTGAACCCGCGGAACCCGCGGAACCAACGGAACCCGCGGAACCCGTGGAACCCGCGGAACCAGAAGAAGTGAAGGAAGTGAATCTGGACCCCAAGAAAAATCAGCCCACCACAGAAGATGACGGTGTCCTGTTCCCAGATGCGCCAGATAAATAAACTATTATCCTAGTAATATATAAATGGAACAATATCTAAAAGATCCAACATGGGCGGCTCTATTTGCCATGGCGGCAACGGTGGGCTACGCGCACGCCAAAGCCAGACTGAATAACGAACCCACACCAGAAAACAGCGAGTGCCTCAAACCAGCGGTACTCGTTGGCATGTTGGTATACTTCATAGTTATAACGGGTGTGAGCGCAAAAGAAACGATATCATTAGAACCTTTTGATAGTTAAAGATTTAGATAGATACATTACCAGAAATGACGTCTGTTAGCGCATGGAATGAAATGATGGAGCAATTTCTTTCTGAGATGGAAAAAACATTTCCTGAGGAGAAGGCTGTGAAGAAGTACAAGAATTCTTTCGAGCTTCTCAAGAAATCGAACCCCCGCAAGTGTGTGGATGCTTACATGTCTGGTGTATCAAAGTATCAGGAAAAGATTATGTCCAAGGATGAATCATTTTTCGTGGACAACACGGATTCTCTCATTGCTGAGATGAACATCAAGAAGCACTGGACTTCAGATCTTTCCGAAAAGACCAAGGATGCCATATGGCAGTACCTCCAGACTCTTTTCATCTTGGGAACCACCATCACCATGATCCCTCCAGATGCTCTGGGCATGATCGAGGAGGTGGCACAGAAGTGTGCGGGTAGCATTCAAGAGAGCGGACAGATGGACGAGAAGGCTCTCACGGGACTGTTCAGTTCGCTGGGAACCATGATGGGTCAGGCTGAAAAAAAGTAAACGTATTAAATAAATGACTGTTTGGTTTTCAAAACCGAGTGAACTTTTTAGATCTGATAAAATTCTTGTTTTTTGGCCTCACTCTGGTCAGAGTGTAGACGAACGTATAAACTCGAGTACTAGATTTATTCTTTATCTATCTACAGTTCTTTATTTAATCAGGAGAGATCCCAGGATATTTGTTTTGGCAGCCATGGTCATCGGTACACTGTACACGCTTTACAAGTCTGGTCAGATAAAGGGCTTCGATGTTGAGAGGGGTGTGTTTTCCCCAGATTGCCAGCTTCCCAGTGAAACCAACGCCATGGCCAACGTTCTGCTTACCGACTATTTGGACCAACCCGACAGACCTTCGGCGTGCTATTACCCCACGGTGGCTGGTCAGGTGAGTGAGCTTTTGGACGACACCTTTCCCTATGATTCTGGGCGTTCTAGGAGCCCTTTGCCAAAGTATCAGAGAAAGTTTGGCGCGAGACAGTTTTTCAGCAACCCAGTGACCAAGATTCCCGGTGACCAGACGGCCTTCGCCGAGGCCTGTTACGGTAAAAAGTTTCAGCCCATGTGTAGGGACACACCCGGCATGTGCGATCCCAACTTCCGCGGGGCGCAGTTGGAAGCCTTCGCGGGCTTGGATCCCAACGGAGACAAGAGAAGTGGTATGACTAGAGGAACACCTTCGCATTATAGCTCCTAGTAAAAAATATTGTGTGTATACAATAAATAATGGCATATCAGCTCCAGCCCAATTTAATTCAAATCGAAAACCCAGCGGTTCCGCCTGTGTGTGCGACCGATTACGTGGTGGCTCCTCCCCAACCTAGCAGCTTGAATTATTGCTGCCGCCCCAACACCATGCTCTACGGAACGGCGCCCTACATGGCTGGGAAGGGCGCTCCGGGTGAACTCATACTGGTCGACGACGAGCTCAGACCCCAAGCCACCACGAGACACGATAAGGTCTACGTGAACAACACTCGCGGTGCCTATTTTCCGATACAAGACATGTCTTGCAGCGTTCCACTGAGAACCATGAGTTTCGATCCAGCTAGTACTCGTGCGGAGGTACAAAACGGTTTATTCACAAGGCGTTATTGTACTAAATAAAATATTAGTTTCTTATAATAGATGGCTGAAATATTAGCAACAGCAGGACTTGTGTGGGCAGCTAAGTGCCTCACAAAAAAGCAAGAAACTGTAGAATATTTTACAGAAAATACTCCCCCACCTCCTCAGGACTACAGCGATCACAGAACAACGGTCATGGACACACTCACCGGTGGATTTGGTGGAGTGGGCATGAACCCCCAAGCAAAGCAGGAACAACCTAGCTTCGGTGAGGTTGCCTTTATGAAATATGTGAATGGCGAACCCGTGAGGGACTTCAGAGATCGCCCGTGGGTCAGCGGAAAGATGAACAACCTTTCGCCCACCGAGAAAAACCTGGTGGGCCCCGGTCTCAACGTGGGTGCGGATGTTCCCGCCTACGGTGGATACCAGCAATTGTTCAGAGTAAACCCAACCAACGTGGGTGCGTACAGACTGACCACCCTGCCGGGTCGCGCGGGTCCCGCTGGAGACGTGTCTGGGGGCAGAGGGCAACTCATAGGTACCGTCACCCACGACAAACCGGCCAGCACGGCCTACTTACCCTCGAGACTGCCGAACGTTCCAGGGCGCGCCCAGGGGCAGGGTGGATCGCTCAACGGCGTGGTCCCTCGCGGAGAATACCAAAAGACCAAGAGAGCCACGAACCGCGCGGAGACCACCTCTCGCGGGGACGGTCTGGAGTTTGCTCCCGCCAAGAGCATCATTTCCGCTCGCACACTGACCGACGATCCCACCAGAAACAAGGGCGACATTAACGTTCTGGAGTACGGACACGTGAACAACCCCGCACCCGGGATACACAGTTTCCACGGGGCCTACACCAACTCCCCGGAGGTGCTCCACAAATCGGCCGCCATCAGACCAGCGGATCGCAGGGGTAAGAAGGACCGCGCGGGCAACGCCGGTCGGATGAACGTCAGAGCGAACCCCCTGAACCAAAACGGCGTGGTCACGGCCGTGCGCAGCGACACCAGCAGAGTGGACGGGTGGACCGGGGCGGCTAACGGTGGGTGGACCCAGAATTACGTCAAGCCCATGTATCAAAACAACAACGCCTACAAGGGTAACGTGAACCCCAGAGCATCGAACCAGTATCTCGGAACCGCGGTGAGACAGCTCGATGCCAACCCTCTCGCGTACAGTCTCGCTGGATAAAAAACTGTTATAAATTAGTAATATGAACTACATTATTGATGTAGACAGCGCAGAGCGTGAGGATCTCAATCCCAACGATTTTGTATTTAAACTGAATAGACCTTTGTACAACGTATCCGATTTTAGACTCATCTCCGCCAATGTGCCACTGTCACAGAGCACTATAAACGATGGTAATAAAACATTGGTTATAGATGGTACATCATATTCGTTGGACAATAAATTCTATTCATCTGGGAGTGATCTGGCCTACGACCTGGAACAAAAGGTTTCTGGAACGTCAAACGTCACATCTGTCACTTACGACTCGAACACGATGGCGTTGACCTTTTCCAATGTTGGGTCCTCCAACAACTTTTCACTGAATCTCGACTCATATTCACCCTTTAACGTCCTGGGTTTTGATTTGGGTAACGTGTTTTCTTCTGGGGGAACGATCACCGGTGGAGTGGTGGACCTACACGGACCCACCAATCTGTTACTGAGAGTCACGAGTGGGTCGGACGACCTGAAAAAGAAAGTGTACCGTCACGAGGGACAGTCTCTCTACACCGCTCGCATACTGACGTCAACCGCCAGAGGAATGATGACCTACAAGGGTCCAGATGATCCCGTGGAATACTATTTCCACGAGGGTAAATTTAAAAGCATCGATCGGTTGAGGATACGTTTTTATTACATCAACGGATCGAGACTGATACCATATGATTTTGGTAATCGAAATCTCTTTTTAAAATTTAGAGTAACCTGTTCACTAGATAAACTTGAACCCCTAAAGGATCAAGATGGCCAGAGACCCCAGGCGTTGCCCTCTCCTGTGGAAATTCCATCTATTTCAGAAAAAAATAGATTTCCTATTGTGGTGGGGGTTATTCTATTCGTTGGGCTAATAGTCCTGATATTTCTTAAGCCGAAACCGCGTATATCGGCGCCGATGGGCGCTTAATGTCGGGCTTGAGGAACTGCTTAATGACCATGTAGACCACGAGCGAGAGGAGCGTCGTGAGAAGGGCCGTGAGAAGGTAGTAGTAACCACCGTTCTTGTTCACCTTGATCACCTGGGAGATCACCCAGCGAACAAGGTCCATGTAGGCAATGGCCGAGGCGAAGCTAAAACCGGCGACAATGGAGTTGAGAGCCTGGGACTCAACCTGGGAAGCGAGAGCAAGAGTCGTCTTAATAGGATCCATGTGTTTTAATATATATTTAGAAAATTATTCTGGGAGATATTCTTCTTCCTGGAGGACGACGCTATATATTTTTTCAACCTGTGGCTTCTTCCGAGACTTTATGATCGTGCTAAACTCACACTCCGATATCTCGCTAGAAGAATCGTCTGTCATTGTGTGACACTCGCTCATCTCGTCTCCGTCCCCGTCTCCGTCCCCGTCCTCTTCCTCGTCCTCGGAGGGAAGCTCGATCTCGTTGTCTTCCAATTCGCGCTCCTTGGTGTCAAATTTGGAATATTCGAAATCGTCGACGTTGATCCCGACTGGGGGATTGTACCCTATGTTCCTCACTGGTCTGTAAGATAACATGTTATTCTCAATACATATTTTTGTTCACAGCATCTTTAAGCATTTCTTCCATCTTGTTGGAAGGTTCCCACTCCGCCCACGTGTCGTGACACTCGTTTATCTTGTTCATGAAATCGTCGTCGCCTGTGTATCTCGTGAAGGGTTCATCATCCTCGTCCACAGTCTCAAATTCGTATTCCGAATCCGAATCTGAGTCTGACTCCTCTGGGAGTATGCTCCCTGTGTCAACCCCGACCTGGTATCTGGCACAGTACATCATCGCATACTTTAGATCCTCCGCTGTGAGTGTGGTTCGCCCACATGCCTTGCTGTACTGAGCGGCCAACAATCCAGCCTTTTCCAAAACGGGCACTATGATGTCAAAAGCGGCCTGGGTCACTCTTTCCTCCATTTATATTAATAAGTGTTATTGTCTATAAATAACACTCCAGCCAAACCATTCTCTATCCTGAGAATGTTGTAGGACCGAGCGTAGACCCTAACCTCTCTGGACTGGGAAGATGTCGGAACATTGAGAGTGAGAAGTTTATTCTGTATCCTGCTCATGTTAACCTGACCAGTTGGTCTGAAATTTTCTGGATCAAGGGCGAAACTGTAGTTATATATGTACCTGTTAGGAACCCTGGTGTGTCTGTTCATGGCCTGCAGGGCGTACATGAAGAGGGAGTCGGCCACCTCTGGGTCCAGGTACATTTCATTGTTAAAGTCTAACTGTGTGGTCAAGAGATCATTTTGGTAGTTGAACAAATCATTTTGATCTGGGGCCACGTTGGACTGGTTTTGAATGACGATGAATATTTCCTTCACTGGATTTATGAAATTTAGTCTCATTTGTTTATCGGTCGTGTCTTTTTCGATTGTGTCACTTTGTGATTGAATCTGGGTTATCGTGTGTTCTATGCGTTTGGATTTGTAATAATTGATCTCGTCGTCCTGGAGAAACACGTATTCCACTGGGAGTGTTGCCTTTAACACGGACGCCGTCTGGGTAGGTGGGACTCCTGGGGCTGTCTGTACCACGAGTTCGCTGAGTGGTCTCAGTTTTATTTCAACCTCTATTTCCTGGCGGGTAATCGCACACAGTGGGATGGACAAAGAGTCATTTCTTCTAAAATAAAATGGAAGATTCATGAAGAATGTTCTGGGGTACACGGGTGAAACAGCTGGACCCAACCCGGTTCTGGTCCCAGTGGTGCCGACCGTGGCCGTGATACCAACCTGTTGGGACTGATCTATAAACATCTGATCATAAAACTCCATGTATTCTCCATTAATGCGTTGTATCAACTGTCCGCCTATTATAAGGTCGGCGTATTCAACCATTGCGTTTCCTATGGAATCTGTGTAACCAACACCAGCGGTGAGTTCTGGGAGTTCAATTCTGAAGTATATGTTTCTCACAAGATCTCCTCTCCTTTCAACGGTTGCTCTGATTGTTTTTCCAAAGTCCACATCTTGGTTATGGAAAACATTATCCAACGTTTCCAAGGAAAACTTTGAATGTCTCTTGTACACCTGTTCAAAGTATGTGAGATCTGGGTCTCCGGTTAGGAAAACGTCTTGTAGGCCTGTAGTTGCTAGCTGGGCACGACCACTAGTCATTCTATTATCAACTGTGAAAAAAACTGAACAAATAAATCCACATACATACTAGTTATGAACGTACAACTGAAAAAGTTCAATCCGTCCACAATGGCAGATGATAAGGTTTGTGTTTTTATAGGTAAAAGAGGAACTGGTAAATCAACGTTGGTCACTGATATTATGTATCACAAGAAGCACATACCAGCTGGTATTGTCATGTCGGCCACAGAGGAGGGCAACCATCATTATGGTCAATTTGTACCCGAATTGTTCATTTACGGTGACTACGACAGGGAGGCCATAGAGAGGGTCTTGGAACGTCAAAAAAAGATCATAGGGCTGGGGGCCCCCAATCCACCTGGGGCTTTTCTGTTATTGGACGACTGTATGTACGACAGAAAGTTTATGAAGGACGTATGTGTCAGACAATGTTTCATGAATGGACGACACTGGAAATTGTTTTTCATGTTGACCATGCAGTATTGTATGGACCTCACCCCAGATCTCAGAGCAAATGTTGATTACGTTTTTATTTTGAGAGAGAATGTGATCCAGAACAGAGAAAAGCTCTACAAGGCATTCTTCGGAATCTTTCCGACATTCGACATGTTCAATCAGGTCATGAACGCCTGTACGGAAAACTATGAATGTTTGGTGTTGGATAACACATCTAAAAGTAATCGCATCCAGGACTGTGTGTTTTGGTACAAGGCCAAGGTGCGGACTGGTTTCAGGGTGGGATCTCCACAATTTTGGCAGTGCCACAAAAAGAATTTCAATCCCAAGCACGAACACACCAATCAAGGAGACCCCAATAAAATGAAAAAACGAACAGCAATCACAGTGGAGAAACGAAAATAAAGAATTTGGTATATAGTAAAGTAGTAAAGTCATGCAGATTTTTGTAAAGACACTCACCGGCAAGACCATCACCCTAGAGGTCGAGTCCAATGATACCATCGATAATATCAAAGCCAAAATCCAGGACAAGGAAGGTATTCCACCCGATCAGCAACGGTTGATCTTCGCGGGGAAGCAGTTGGAAGATGGACGAACGCTCGCGGATTACAACATCCAAAAGGAGTCTACGCTCCATCTGGTTTTGCGTCTAAGAGGGGGTAATAAAACCTATATTATTGAGTAAATGGAATCACTTGATCTTTCCAACGACCTCGAAGGATCCACTCCCCTTCTTCCACCCGCGGAAGAAAAGACGACAGAAAAAAATGTTAATAAAACAATAAAGATGGACTCCACTCCTATCAACGATGTAATGTCTGGACCCGCCGATTGGGAGACCCAGTCCCAGATGGGCGGACCCCCTCCCCAGCAGTTTGTGATGAACCAGCAGCCCCAAGTGATGACGCCACCCCCCGCCGCACCCAAGTCCAATCCTCTTAACCTCACCGACGAGCAGATGACTGCTCTTATCGTTGGCGTGGCGGCCGCTCTGGCTTCCTCTAAGATGGTTCAGGAAAAGTTGGCCAGTATGATTCCTCAGGTGGGGTCAGATCCTCACGGTATGATCGCCCTGGGTGTGACTGGCCTCGTGGCTGCTGTGATTTTCTATTTCGCCAAGAGACTTATGTAAAGTTTTTGGGATTATATATGTGTCTCAAATTACCAGCAGCAAATATAATTGATACATAAACAACAGATAGACTCGTAAATATCAAAGCTGAACGAACCTTGTTTTCTCTCGGCTTTTTCATTGCGTTACTGTTACCCTTGTTGAGATTGAGCAAGAATCCCAACAAAAAGGTTACAATTGATGCCGCCATAATCACGCTCATGTCAACCCAGAAAACACCCTGTCTGGACATCAAACCAATCAGTATCGGATAAAGAAGGTACACAAAGATTCTAAAAAATGAAGAATCTATGTACCAAAGTATCAAAGGAAGAATCATGACCATAGTCCACAGCACCGTGGCTGGAACAAGGGATGACATTGCCGTATAGGTAACCATGTTTTATTATTAGTCACGAATATATTTTCCACAGAAATTTGTGACTTCTGGAATTTCTTGGTAGACACCAATGTCCAAACAGTGTTTCTTTAACTTTTGATAGTTTCTCCAAAACTGTGGGCTGTGGTCGTACTCCTTCACGGTACAGTGAGCCAGCTCGTGAATCAGCACGTGCATCATCTGATTGTCGGTGCCACCGAGGCACACTCCTATCTCCGCACCCTTGTTCACGTTGTAGCCCAGTTCCTTTTGTTTGTTGTAGAATCCAGTTATTATGGATCTCTTTTTTAACACGGGCCACTCTGGTGGCACATTTTTAAGAAATGTGGTGTATCTTTCTTTTAATTTTTTCAAATTTTCTGGTTCCTTCAGGGTCGCGAGTGACCACACGTTTATCAAAATGAGTAAGATGTACAGAAGCATACTTATATGTACCTAACAAAAATAAATTGACTGTACATTTTTGTTATATTCTTGTCATCCAGGGGTCTCCACTCCATTAACATGATGCCTCGACTCTCTAGAGCAGTCACCAAGAGATCCTTGTAGGCCACTGGTTCAGACTTGGGTCCGTCGTTGTAATATGGTGTGTCCACCAGGTGAACGTATACTTTTTCACCAAATGTACCCATTCCAGTGGTTTCCTTCCTCGTGAAAAAATTACCCAAGGTGTCCCTATAGGGGGTACACATGAGTATCATGTCCGAATCGGGAACACACCCGAAAAGTTTTCCACCAACCTTCAGATGATGTGATATATATTCTATTGTGTTCCAAAAAAGTTTTTCATTTTCAAAACAATATTGAATGGAAAAGTTGTAACATATGGAATCAAACTTTTGTGGAGGAAAATCCCGAACATTCGTTATGTCACCGTGATAGAAAGTAACTCTGATCTTTACAGTCTCGGAACGGCTTTTTGCTTCTGTCAGGGCATCTTGGTCTGGATCACAAGCAAAAAGTTTCAGGCCACCGACACCCTTCCATTTTTTAAGATCTCCGCCCCTTCCGCACCCAACATCTAGGACCCATTCTCCGGGCTTGACAACCCTCTTGATGAGGTCACGCTTGAGATTGTTGTGATGTTTGCGTAACTCTTCCATTTGATATATAATGTACAATTTCCTTATTTAAAGATTTACAACATAAATTTACTATAATGGGTTCTCTCGAACAAGATTACACAACAGTGCCTGGTCAGCTTTTCGCGTGTATCTCTTTGGTGGGTCCGGATTGTCCACAGAAGAATGACAAGTTCGGTCTCAAAATCAGAGGGGCTTTCAACAGTCGCGAAGAAGCCGCCAACCACGCCAAGCGCCTCCAAAAGGAGGACGCCACCTTCGACATTTATGTGGTTGATATGTACAAGTGGCTTCTGATCCCACCAGACCGCGATCACATCGAGGACGTACACTACAACGATGAAAAGCTAGAGGAAATCATGTCAAAGTACCGCGAGAATCAGGCGATGGCCGCCAAGATGTTCGAGGAGCGCAAGCGCGATATGGCCTCCAAGCCCCTAGAGGGCTCGGACACACCGTTCATCAAGCCGGGTGACGAGAATTCCAAGTTTTACACAAAGCCAGACGAACCACCCGTCACACACCCAGCGGAGGTGCTCGAACGTCTCAAGACTGAGAAACCCGACGCTCCCATCGAGGAGTTGGTCAAGGAGGCTGACGAGATTGTGGCTAAGGAGATCGAGGAGCGAAAGAAGGCTAGAGAGGCCGAGTAAACTATTTTCACAAACTATAGTAAATGATACTCAATCTAATAACCATATTCATGGTATCAGTGATGGCCCTTTTTTTCATTAGACTCTATAGCGCCAGAAGTAACGAAGATCCAAGTATCACACCGTCAGAGGTTTTCATGGATCTTTTATCGGATGCCACCGTGGAGTCAACGACACGAGCACTCGAAAAACCCAAATATGGGGACATAGGTGACTTCACGGGTTACGATGATTCGTCCATATCTAAAGGTTCAGGTTTAGGTGGAACCGTTCAGGTGTACGGTCCAACTAAAATGAGTGATATTAGATCTGGAAACTACGTGTCACTGGAACAGCCTTCTATCAAGGGACTCATGTAGATCTTATAATTATTGGCTGCATGGTCTTGCCCATGAAAAAACCCAATATAAAGGCTATAAATAAAATTATAAAATACATCTTGTTATCTCCATCGGTAAAGAATGATTTTTCGTTTCCACCCGATGGCGAAAACTGGAATTGGGGTGGAGGTGGCGGTGGGTACATCATCTGAGGTTGGTGGTTGCTAAAATCAAATTCGGGTTCGTCATCTTCGGGACTCGGTTCGGGTTCTATTGAATCGTCTATTTTTGTTGGTAAATTAAAACCACCATTTGTACCTATTGATCCAAAATCTTTAGACATTCTTTATACATAACATTATTGTTTACACTTTAAGTATCTTTCTCGTCCTCGTCTTCGACCTCGTCCTCGTCTTCGACCACAAAGTTCTTAAGGTTTCCGTTTTCATCTGCGTCCTCCTCATCGTCGTCATCTTCATCATCTTCCTCGTCCTCCTCCTCAACGTCCTCGTCCTCGTCCTCCTCAAAGTCCTCGTCATCCGAGTAATCGTCTTCGCAAACCTCATCGGGCTCGTATAACATTGGTTTCTTTATGACTCTACCAGATCTAGTCACTGTCACTGTTGTTGACATTTGAATAAAAATATTCTAAATCGTTTAAGTATCTTGGTACAAAATAGTTATTTCTTCTTATAATATAATTTTCACCTTCTATGGCTACTTTATTTATAACATCCTGAAAATCCTCTGTACCATAGAGTTGTAGTTCCTGTGCGTCTTCGATGGCTTTATAAAGATACTCCTCCTCATAGGTCCTTCCAAACATTTCTATGTTATTGACGTACCTCATGTAGAGTTGTGGGTTTAACCCAGAGTATGGTTTGAGTTTAAGTTTCAGATCTCTTAAATTTTCCAGCTCGGGTGGTTTTCTTATTTTTAGCAACACCACCAGAACCACCAACAGGAACAACAGAAGAAGCATCCTTACATTTAGGATACAAAATATCACAGATGTTTTTGTTTAGTGCGTGGGGTCTACCAGAAAAATCTTTACAAAATCCATGCTTTCTACCCTCCATGGTTTCGCATTTACAAAAACATTTTTGACATATTGTCCTGTTCGAGATCACGAACCACACGTGGTTAGAGTTGTGGTTTCTCGAGATGTTTTCACAGTACCTGGATGTTGTCTCCACTCGATATGTGTCCCTGTATTTAAAAATTTTTTTGATCCTTGACTTGGATTGTCCGGGCATGTTCAACCTGACAAAAGTTTCCAACTGTGCGGAAAGATCTGAGTCTATTATTTCATTTTTTGTCTGGAGACTTTTGAAGTTGCCCTCTTTCTTTTTCACTTCGACGGCCACTGGACCCTTGGGAACGGTCACTGGATCACATTCACACCTAACCGTTGCGTTCCACAATCCTTCGACGGATATTTCACTGTCACAGACCGATATACCCTTTTCATCGTAGGAGAGCACTGGGAGATACTCCCCCTCTGTCAGTTTGCCGGTATATTCGCAGACCGCGCATCCCTGCCCCTTACATTCGGCGTGTTTGCCCTTCTTGTGGGACCAGGGCATCCTGAACCCGCTTCCACGGGTGCCAGTCTCTGGATCACCGTAGACCGAACCGTCGACATAATGAGACCAGTCACCTCGTTTGGATATGTTTAAAGTTGATATTACGTGCCACCTAAGATTGACGGCGCCTTCTTGTGTCACGGGGAGATCCGGCCAATTGAAGTGGATTCCAGTTTTGATAAAATTGTCCTTTTTCTTCGGTTTGGCCACAGAAATCGTACACCTCGTGGGAAGTCCCAGTGTTTCTATTTTGGAACATACATCTAATGAAATTGATTTTATTTCATCAAGATCCAACTCTGTGGTATCTTTGTAGTCAATGTCTAAAAAGAAGTTGTAGACATCTGTTTTTTGTTCCACAACAAATATTTGTTCTCCATATTTGATACATTGAACATATGTTTTGTAAAAATCATTCAATCTATCAAATGGTACTTCGAGCACCCCACCATCCATGAGCACATGGGTGGGGCTACCTTTGGGTATTGTAAACCCCTGTTCCGAGCACCACTGTTTAAACATTTTTAATTAAGTAGTGTCTCTTATTTTTAACTAAATGTGTTCACATCCAACCCTTCTACTTAAGCTCACGTCAAATTCGTCCTCCGGGACCTCCGGCTTCTTCCTGGCGTCTCGCTCCGCTTTGATCGCGTTCAGTAACTGTAAAACTGTCCAAGATTTCATCTCCTCGGCCTCCTCCGACTCCAAACTGATCCCCCTGAGATTACAAAGAGTGGTTATATTCAAAGCTTTACTGTTGTTGGGCATTCTCTAATTCTATCTTATACAAAATCTTTTACGATTTAACGTATTCAGGGCATTCAAAAAATTGGGGTTATCTAATACTGCTGATGACATGAAATCCCACCTTTTTTTTCTGGAAAACTCATCCAATGTGTCGAAACTCATAGCATCGTTTTCATCGTGGGTTCTTTTAATACTTAACTTTCTTCTCTTTCTCTCGTCCATGATACGCTTAGCGTCATCAAATCTGTTAATACATTCCATCTGTCTAGATCTTGAGATGTTGAAGTCGATTATGTACACGTGGTACACTAAAGTTACTTCCTCATCCTTTGTGTGATTTTCACACGTGTGAGTGTACTCACTGTATGTTCCCTGGTGTATGGAGACTACTCCACGCGTTTCCTCTTCGAGTTCACGAAGGGCGCATCTGAGGGGGTTGTGCACCTCCCTTCTGTGACATCCACCAGTAACAAAGATCCATTCCTTGAATCTCCTGTCTTTGACTGTTAAAAATCTCGGCTTACCGTCGGCGTATGAAACTGGTATAGCTATTGCTTTGTGTCTTTCTTCTTTTCGCAACATCGGGATTTACCCTCTACTATAATCACCCAAAATTAATCCTCCTCTTCTTCCTCAATCTCCTCAACCTCCTCCACTGGTTCCTTCTTGGGTTGTTTCTTCGCTTCATTGGTAGGTGAACGAGCTAGTTTGTGGGACACATAGTTTTTGATTGTGTCCATGTCCCCTTGTTGACGTTTAATCTCGGTGTAGAGATAATATGAGGCTGCGAGTGATACGAGCACGGCGATGAGAATCATCGTTTCGCGACTAACAAAGTCAAACATAATTACCTTCTACATTCATTTTTATAATCGCAAAGTATCGCACCTTTGTCTTCTATAGGCACTCTAACCGGGCACCCCAGATCGGTGTTGCCAAACTGGACTCCCTGGAAATACGGGGGCTCACATTGGACTGGATGGGTCGCTCTGTACTCTGTCTGTGAACAGCACTGAGGCTTCTTCGTGGTGGGTTCAGTCATGAATCTGTCGAGTGTCCCCGACTTGGGGTCATAGGTTAGAACAAAAATAATCGCCAAAATTACAAAAAAACGAATCATCTTTACATTTAGGGTACAAAATTAGTTTGCGTAGAGAAGAGCACCCATGCCATTCTGGATCCTGAGAATGTTGTAGTTTACGGCGTAGAAGTCACAGTCGATGTTTTCCGTCTCGCTGAGAATTCTTGCCGTGTCAAGTCTGCTGAAGTTGAGCGTACCCGTGGGCTGGAGTCTGGAGGTGTCCAAACAGAAGGGGTACAGGAAGAAGTCGTCTGTGTTACCTATCGAGTACGGGCAATGGAAGTAACACGCCGTCTGAGTAAAGTTGGGTACCACGTACTTGTAGTCTGTCACGTCGGTACCGTTGATCTGTAGCTTCACCTTGTTGGCTACGTCGAAAAAGTTTGAAGCCCCCACGTTGCTGGCCGCTATGAATTTGACTGGGTGGTTGAAGTTGAGCTCCTGGACCTTGGTCCCAGAGCTGATCGCCTTCTGAACCTGGTACATGAGGATGTTCATGGGCTTCTGAGCCAGCGACTCGCGCTCGGAATTGTCAAGGTATATGTAGCTCGCCATACACGAATAGGTGAAGTTATTAAGATTATTACCCCAACGAATTCTTAATTCCACGTCGTGATATTGTAATCCAACTAATGGAAGAGCTGACTGCCAATTTTCAAAAAATGAAAATCTCAACGGGAAAAAATAAGACTGAGTACCTTGTCCGTTGTGGTGCGATCCCGCTGCGCTCCTAGAGAGGTTCTGGGCCAGTGTATCCACCGCCAGGTTCTCCGCGAACAGCGACGTTTGGGTGTCAACCACCTGACCACCAATGAGAAGCTCCACCTCTTGGATGGCGCTCTGCCACTGATCAGACGTGAGTTCCTGCGCCCCACTGGTGTTGTGAGCCGTCAGGTACACATAGGACAGGAGGTCACCCTTGCGCTCGAACCGAACCGTGGACATACCATTGGCGGTGGGGTTCCCCTGGATGACCTGACGCTCCACGGTGTGGGAAAAGTTTGTGTGACGCTTGTAATTTGAACGGAAGAAAGAAACCTCGGGGTTGCCCACCAAATGGGCATCCTGAGCACCTATAGCAACAAGTTGGGCGATACCACCAGACATCTTTTATTATTACAATAGAATATTATTTTCATTGACCAATTACACATATCTGTCCAGTTTGAACATTACAATAGAGCAACCCATAATTTAACCCGTTAACATTTATAACATTAGAAGTCGCTCCTCCGCTGATTATATTAAACGAATGAACGGGTTTTATGTATGTGTTGGACGTGTGTGCGCCGTATAGATCAGTCCCACTCGCGTTCAGGACTATAGAATTGTCTAGGGCGTTTGAGTAGGCTCCGATGGCAATTGAATACTCACCTTGATTGGTGTATCCAGCCTCATTTCCTATGGCGATCGCGTTTGATTGTTGCTCTTCGTATCCAGCTTGTGAACCGATTGCTATACATTTAGTTCCTTGATTAATAGGAGCACATTCAAACCCAATAGCTACAGCCTGTGGTTGTTGTGTTACGGTTCCAGATGATTCACCGATAGATATGGCTCCCTCTTGTTGAGTTGTTGTTCCTGCGAAATTTCCTATGGATATACACGATCCTTCTTGGTTGAGATCACCCGAATAATGTCCTATTGCTATGGCAGTTAACTGTTGTACAGTAGTAGCTGGTTGGTTGTACCCAATGTTGATTGGTTTTTCAGCGGGTCCTAAAATTTGAATTCCTTTATCACCGAAACCCAACACCTGTGTGACCGTGTTCACGTACACGTTCGAGGGTGACCCAATGACCAAAGCGTGATTAGGGGCTGTGTTTTGGATGCCTATTCCATTTTCAAATATAGAAAGTCCATTTTCCTTATTTGATATTTGATATAAGGAAATACCGGTACCAAATACATCTTCTATTATTCTAACTCTACTGTTATCAATCACAGCAAATTTATTATTGGGAATAGACACAGAAGTGTTTATGGTAACAGATTCCGTTAATACACTAAGTTTATACCAATCAAAACCATTAAAAGATTCTATTATCGTATCATCTGATCCAGATATTCTAAATCTATCAGAAGTCCATTTTACATCAGTAAAGTTTATTGTTGGAATTACATAAATAATCTCTGCCCATGTCTGACCCCCATCTGCGGATGTCGCGATAAGACCGTTATCACCAGCAGCTACAACTAGATCTAACGTGGGAGAATAGTCAACACCTTTTAGTTCTTGCGACGGTGTATATGTACTAGAACCAAAACTCGGTGTGCTTGATCTTACTATCTCGGTACCAACTCCAATTATAAAATTCCTGAAAGAGTCATATGTTCCGTCATTTAATTTATATAAAAGGTAAGTTGATACGTTCAAACCACTTAAACCGGATAGTGTATCGAAAGTGACTAATTTTGTTTGTGAACCGTTAAATCCTAGTATAATATATTTACTAGAGAATGTTGGATTATAAAAAAACCATTGGTATTCATTACCTGATTGAATTATACCCGAGCTAATTAACCAGTTAACACCATCGTTGCTATAAAATATATAGTATCCAGAACCAACTGCGTAAAACCTATTATCGGTTTGATTGTATTCGATGTAGTTTAGTGGATAAGGTAGTGATGTTTTTGGTATTCTTGTAAAGGATAACCCCTGATCTTCCGACACCAAAATGTCTGTATTATCACCCACAGTGTAAATGTTAGAATTATGATAAATGGATGAATAGTAAGTATTAGCTGTTGTTGGTATAGCGCTTGTAAAAATAGATTGATAGTATGTATCATAAGGTTCAAAATTGGTGTTAGCCACAGTAAAAATTCTCGATGATTCTGAGTATACTAAATCATTATTATTCACCAAAGTTTTATTGGAGTCGGCAAACAAAACCCCATTGGTTGTTAGGTTCTCGATGGATACATTTCCATGTACACGGACAGGTAGAGTCTCACTCAAAAACTCAACGTTTGTTGTGTGAATGTCATTACTCGTATAACCAATACCTAATTCCTTTGCGGGGTGAATGTATGCGATAGCAATATTAGCCGTTGGAGGAAGTTGTCTCATGATTATACCAACATCTTGATTAGGGTCTACCAAATTGTTGGCCAGTTCTATAATTGGATCTTTTACCAATAACTTTTCTGTGTTCACAATTGTTTCGGTACCATCAACCTGTAGATTGCCCGTCACAATAAGATTGTTTTGGATAGTAATCTCTTGATCTGTGGTTGAGTTAACCTGTGTAACTTGTTGAAGACCTAAATTGTTAATTTGATCTTGTAAAGAATATATGTCATTCTGTAAAACATTGACAGGTATTTGAGTATCTATAATTTCACCATCATTAGTGTATTCTACAATTCCACCACCACTACCAACACGAATTGGCTTCACATAGAAACCATCGATTCCCGTTGGATGGAAGTCGGTTCCAGTCGCGTTCAAACAAATAGAATTATTGTTAGCGTTAGAATAAGCGCCAATTGCTATAGCATTGGAACCTAGGGATTTTTCACCCGCGTGATCACCGATAGCTACAGAAGAAGAACCTTGTGCAAGGGATGGATTAAAATAAACTCCTTTTCCAGCATCAGACCCAATGGCAACAGCATTATTACCTTGGTAAAAACGTCCAGATTCAGACCCAATGGCAACGGCCTCGGCGCCTTGACTTTCATAACCAGCAGCAGCACCTATGGCCACAGCGGCAATTCCTTGTTCGCCGACTCCCGAATTTGAACCGATAGCTACAGCCGATTGTTTTTGTCCAATAGTACCAGCATTGGTACCAATAGCTACTGACTCTGCATGTTGAGTTAGATACCCAGCTCGTGAACCGATTGCTATACACTTTGAATTTTGTAATTGACTACCAGCACCCTCGCCAATAGCTATTCTATGATTAGCACTAGCCAATGTAATTACATCATTGTTTATTCCTACTAATACGGCACCGTTAACATCTTGTGTTGTTATTTTAATATTATTAGAATAATTAACCTCAGGTACTGTTATTGTGTTTGTTGTAGTTGAACCATTATTTGTAACTTGTTGAAGATTTAAATTTTGTAAATTGGTCACAGATACACCAGTGTCTAGTATTTGTTTATCAGAATTATATTCTAATATGTTACTTGTACCGTCTCCAATGGCAATGGGATTCACATAGAAACCATCGGTTCCCGATGGATGGAAGTCGGTTCCAGATGCGTTTAAGACAATTGAATTTTCACCGGCACTAGAAAGTGCGCCTATACTAATAGAAGTGCCACGATCTATAGTATTTAGATTCTTGACCATTTTATTAGTATATTGTGAAAAAAAAAATACAAATATTTTCAAGTTACCTTAATTCGCATACAACAAACCAGCCATACCATTTTGAACTCTGAGGACGTTATAGTTCACTGCGTAAATGGGATCTATTAAATTATTACCTTCACTGATGATTCGAGCCGAGTCCAACCGACTGAAGTTGAGCGTCCCCGATGGCTGAAGGTTGGCCGTGTTCAGACAGAAAGGGTACAAAAAAGTATCTGGACTGGTGACATAGTTGGTGTGATAGTAGGCTGGTACATCCACAAAATGGGGCTGACCATATTTGAAATCGCATATGTCCACACCGTTGATTTGAATCTTAATCTTGTTGGTAATAGACGTGAGTGAGTTGTTGGTTGTTGTGTTGCTGCTTGCCAGATATTTCACTGGGTGGTTAAAATTGAGTTCCTGGACCTTGGATTCACTTCCCAAATTTTTCTGAACCTGAAAGATCAGCATGTCTCTGGGCCGTTCCGAAAACATAGTTCTTTCTTCGCTGTCTAAATAAATATAATTGGCCCAGACCTTCCAACGAAGGTCCTCGGCCGAGCTTCCCCACGTGATTCTGATCTCCACGTCGTGGTAACTTAGGGCCACCAACGGGAGGGCCGACTGCCAATTTTCACAAAAAAAGAATCTCAACGGGTAAAATGTACTCAAGACACCCCCAGAACCTGGGTGGGGTCCGTTGGAACTCTTGGAAACATTCTGGGCAAATGAATCTATTGCGATCCTCTCGGTAAATAAAGAATCTTGTTCGTCTATGACCTGACCACCTATTAACAATTCAACTTTGTCTATGTAAATTCCCCAATCAACAATCGTAGTGGCAGCAGACGGTGTCTCTCCTGTGATGTACACATAGGACAAAAGATCTCCTCTGCGATCAAACCTGACAGTTGAAATGGCATTATTTTTAGGGTTTCCCTGGATGACCTGTTGTTCCACTGTGTGAGAGAAGTTGGTGTGCTTGGCGTACACGGTTTTAAAGTAGGACACATCTGGGTCACCCACCAGATGTACATCCTGAGCACCTATGGCAACAAGTTGAGCTATGCCACCAGACATAATGTATTATATTAAAACTATAAATTTTTTCTTAAAGTGTGAAATCTTAACATAAAGGAATTGTCCTCGAGACCATTGAAGTGAACCTTACGTCCTCTGCGGTCTATCCACTCCACGGACAACCGATCCAATTTTCTTATGGGGTTCACGTAGTCCACACAGAAGTCGTAGTCCGTGGACTTCTTGAAGTGCTTGACGGCCCCAGCGGTCACGTCCATGGGTATCAACCCGAAGGTTCTGGAGACGTTTTGTCCCGTGTAGGTGTTTCCCGTTATGGCCAGAGCATCTTCGTTGAACATTGTTCTGAGTTCGTGAATGTCCAAGAATACTCCTTCGTTGGGTGCTAGATTTACAATTTTTGTGGACTGTAGCCAATTTCTATTCAGGTACCTAACGTGTTGTTCATAGAGTGCTGGATCTGACGGTGGTGTCAAAGACACTTGGGACATGTAGGTGACTCCGTCTTCAAATCCCAACATGTCGGCCAGTTCGGAACTGTTTACGGTTATTGTGAATGATGGCGCTGGGACCGGACTCGTAAATAAAAACTTTCCGTACTGCGCCATGTACTGAATGTTCAATCCCGTGAGGGTCACCACGGTGTAGTTGATCTCACTCACGAGAGTGGACGAATTATAAAAGCCGGGTGTCAGGGAAAAGGTGTTAGAGGCACCACCAACATCGACTGTCAGTACGTTACTACCCTCTGTGAGATTGTAGAACACGTTGGGCACCGAGGCGTACAAAAGTTCAACCTTGTGAATATCCTTGATGGGTTGAGTGAGGTGAAGGGTGTAGGCGTTGCCGTAGGGGTATCTATCCGTGTCTCTGTTTTCAGAAGAAACAAATACTTGTCTAACTTCCATTATTTAATAGTAATCAATTTAATTTTTTCACTGATCGAGCAGCGAACCACCGATGCCGTCAAGGATCTTGTAATCGGCCTGTTGGGCCACCCACTCGGATGCGCCACAGAAACCACCAGGGGTGAGATCCTTGGTGTAATAATCGGCCGTGCTCTGGGGTCCAGGCACACACGAGAGGTCGTACTTGAGATCGAAGATGGAGTCGGGTTTCACTGGTTCGCTCGTCATTATCATTTTAGGAGACAGAACGTAGGTGCTCCGCTTGGCGCCACAGTTCATGAACATGAGTAGCACGAGCAGTCCGAGAGCGATGCTGAGAAGTCCTGGGGATACATTCTTGGCCATGTTTATTATAGATTAATATAATTTTTTTCAGAAGCGCGTTAAAGATTTGATAATACTTTCCATATAAAGAAGTAGTAATGGACGAGATTGTTCTAGACAGAGGCGAAAATCACAATGTTATGAAGCTGGATCAGTCCGAGGAGGATCTTCTCAATGAGATTCAGGTCTCCGATGAGCCAGCGCCTCAGCCTGTGCGACGAGCGACCGCCCCCAAGAGACCGGCCTTTAAGCCTCCTCCTGTGTATGAGGACGTGGAGGCTTTCGGAAACCCCAACAAGGCTCAGCCGCCCAAGCGACCCCAACCCGAATTTGTGAATCACGGCGAGGACGATGAGGAGATGTACGAAGAGGATGACGGAGGATACGAGGGTTACAGCGAGGAAGGCGGCGCCGATGGTGAGATGCCTTCTCCTGGATACGGTAGCATAGATGACGAGAAGGCTGACATACTGAACAAACTGGCTCGTCTAGAAAAGAAGGGTCACCACACAAACAAGAAACTCACTGTTTATTCCGACATTAACGAACTCCGCTCCGAACTGAAGCGAATCATGTACGGCATAGAGACCGATCAGTCCATACGTTTCTCGCGAAGAATGCTCATCGCCTGTGTCACTGGTGTGGAATTTCTAAACAAGCGGTACAATCCCTTTGACCTGGCTCTGGATGGATGGTCCGAGAGTGTCATGGAAAACGTTGACGACTACGACGGAGTGTTTGAGGAATTGTATCACAAATACAAGACCAAGATGAACGTGGCTCCAGAGGTCAAACTTATAATGATGTTGGGTGGATCGGCCATGATGTTCCACCTGACCAACAGCATGTTCAAGGCTGCCATACCCAACATGAATGACGTAATGAAACAAAACCCAGATCTTATGAAGAATATGATGGACGCAGTGAAGAATACGACGGCTCCAGGTTCCCGAGAGGACCCCTCTCAGAGACCCACCCAAAAGGACACCTTCGATTCCACTGGACGCAGAGAGATGCAGGGCCCAGGACTGGACCTCTCCAGCCTGATGGGTAACATCATGATGCCTCCCCCTCCGGTGAGCACCACGACCCTCACACCAGTGATGGAGGAACAGCCCGCTGTGGAGGATGATCTCGAAAGCATCTCCGACATAGTGTCGGTCTCTGGAGAATCCACAGGCGGAGAGGTCAAGAATGTCAATGTGACCAGCGAGAAGAAAAAGAGGGGAAGAAAGTCTAAAAAAAATGAAGTAACATTATAAAATGATTAGTTATTGTCCCTTGGATGAAGATACTCCCATCAGACAAATAGTTAAACAGAGTGTGCCCAAACCAGCAGAACCCCAGAACGAAGACACGGAATGTAATTATCTGGTCATGTTTTTTATTTTAGGTGTGTTGGTCCTATCAATCACTGATAATTTAAGGCGGTAATGATACATTCAACCAATTAGAACCCTCAATCTTCATGTTGTTGTACATTATATCAGGAGGAGACATCATCTTCGAAAGTCCGATGGTCCAAGTCCTTCGGACTTGTCACTTAGGTTCTATTTTTTTTTATTTTTTAATAATAAGATGTCTAAAACATACAGATTAGGAGGAAAAACTTTTGCAAACGTAACATTCAATACAACTCTAAAAAATTCAATAGATGTTAAATCTATTAGAGATGTAAAGAATATTCTAAGAGAAATTAATGTCATTCGAACCGAAGAATCGTGGAATCAGGTAGGAACAACATTAACTGGTAAAGCCAATAATGATAAAACTGGAGCTTCAGTATCTTTATCAAGTGATGGAACTGTTTTAGCAATAGGATCACCTCAACAAACAACTGGAAGTAATGGATATGCAAGTGTATACAAATCATGTTGCAACATTTGGATTAAATTAGGTTCTGACATAATTGGAGAAGCTTCAGATGATGAAAGTGGATTTTATCTTTCAATATCGGGTGATGGAAGTACATTAGCCGTAGGAGCACCTCGCAATGATGTGTCCGGTTCAGACCATGGTCATGTAAGAATTCATAAATGGGATGGTACTGCGTGGAACCAATTAGGAACTGACATTGATGGAGAGGCAGCGGGTGACAGATTTGGCTATAATCTTTCACTCTCTAAAGATGGAAATACTGTTATAATTGGTTCATACCTTAACGATGCAGGTGGTGATCAAAAAGGACATGCGCGCGTATTAAGATGGGACGGTTCAGATTGGACCCAACTAGGTGCGGACCTTGATGGTGACGATGATAAAGATTGGTTTGGAAGATCGGTGTATATTTCAGCAGATGGTAATAAAGTAGTTATAGGAGCTTCATTGGGTGGTAGGTCACCAGGCAATTATGGTCTTGGTTACGCAAAAGTATATGAATGGAATGGTTCAGCTTGGGTTCAGGTAGGAACAACATTAACTGGTATAGCTGAAAAAGATTGGTTTGGGTTCTCAGCAGCCATGTCAACTGATGGAAATACAGTGGCCCTAGGAGCTCCATTTTATGACACAAATAGAGGATACACGGCTGTATATAGGTTTAATGGTTCTGAATGGGTTCAACTTGGTACTAATATACTTGGTGAGTCACAGGGTGAAATTTCTGCATATTCAATTAATCTTTCCGCAGACGGAACTATAGTAGCCATAGGATCTGTTGCCACGACAAATGGACAGGTAAGAGTATTCGAATGGAATGGAACTACATGGAATCAAATAGGGTTGGACATAGATGGAGGATCATCTGGTGACAGAGCTGGCGAATCGGTGTCATTATCTGCAAACGGAACTTTATTAGCCATAGGCGCTAATGGAGCTGATAGTAGTAGTGGAAATGTAAAACTATATGAACTTAATTAAAAAACTAATTGTGTTTTAATAAGATTATGTACCCTATCAGCATCTTTCAAATTACTAAACCACACATAACCACATCATCTATTTTTCCAAATTGTTTCATAGTATCACTAATTGAACGAGCAGAAATAAATACCTTTGAATAAAACTAAAATAAGTATAATTTTTAATGTTGTTAGATTAATACCCAACAAGATTTAAAATTTTATTTGTTAGAATTGGTGGTGGTAATTAACTTACTTCTGGAATTTCACCACCAAATAAGAAACCAGTTATTTTGGGCTGTTCCTCCACACCCTCTACGGTGAAACCACCCTCCCTGTATACCCTACATCTCTTGTGGTACATGGCGTTCAGGACGGACCACATGTCTCTTAGATCCCATATGTGGGGTTGATTTCTTTTCCCAGGAGTCTCTCTGAGAATTCTACCAACAGATTGCTTGATGTCTGACTTTGGAGTAGCCAGCACCAAGGTGTCCAAGGTGGGTATGTCCAGGCCTTCGTGGGCCTGTGAGAAGGTTCCTATGATCAGCGAACACTTGCTGGACTCCTCCAGTGCCTGTTCGCTCATTCCACCCATGTAGAGCCCAGAGCCTGGAAACTCCCCGTGGAGGTACTCGCAGTGTAACCTCCTGTCGCTCAGAACCAAAACCTTCCTGCCGCCCTTCGACGCGTCTCTGATGACCTTTAAAAGTTTTTTGTTTCTTTCGGGCATCTCCACCAACACTGTGATCATCTCGGCCAAAGATATTTTCCCGACTCTGTTGGTGGGTGGTGGGTCTCGGTACCTGTGAAAGTCCAAGGGGACCGTCGTGACAGTGACCTTAGACTGCTCCTTGCGTTCCACGGCGAAGAAGGTGGGTCCCATGAACCAGTGTAGAACCTTCGTGAGACCGTCCTTCCTCTCTGGGGTGGCCGAGAGACCGTACACGTGTCTGGGACACAGCTTGAAAAGAGCCTGTGAGAAAACCCTCGCGCACACGTGATGGGCCTCGTCCACTATGAGCGTCCCCACGGACTCGAACTGCTCAAACGTGTAGTCCTTTTGTGACAGGGACTGTAACATTCCGATGATAAAATCGGCGTTCGTTTCCACTGTGTCTCTTTGTACCAACCCCACCGTGGCACCAGGGCAGAACTGTTGGATCCTTTCTCTCCATTGGTTGGCCAAGAATTCTTTGTGAACCAAAATCATCGTTCTGAGACCCAAAGTGCTCGCTATGGCGAGGGCGACGGTGGTTTTCCCGTAGCCACACGGCAGAGAGAGCACACCGGATCCAGCCTCCACGGCTTTGGCGAGGGCTTCGGGTTGGTGGGTCTCCTTCCGAAGCTTGCCCGTGAATTTGGCCTTCATTTTGGCGGGTTCGGGTCTCACGTCCTCCAAAGGATCGCCGAATTTTTCAGTTCCGTAAAACCTAGGAACGCACATACAGTCCTTGGTGGTCTTGAAAACCTTGAAGGGTGGCGGAGGAAAACCAAACTCGTTGTTCACTTCGGGTCTCACGGTGAGTTCCTTCTTAATGTCTATATTGTGATCCGTAAGATACCCAGACCTACACAACTTTCTCATTATATAGTTTAAAGATTTATAACTTTATACTAGTAGAAATGATTTCAGTGAAGCAGAACATCGAAAACTTCAAGAAAAACATCACCGAACTGACCGCACAGAGGATTGAAATCGGCAACGAGATTCTTCGTCTGGAGGGTGCCCTGAGGGTGCTCGTGGACATGGAGAAGGCGGGTGTGGTTGACATTCCGGTGACGAAAAACCCTTTAGAAACAAATGAGGTTATTGATTCAGTAGATGTTCAAGCCAGTGGATCCACAGAAGAACCAAAGAATGATTGAGCTATTCGAGAATTTTTGTAACGACATGGAAATAAAAAACGCAAGTGTTTTGACAAAGTGTTACAAAAATCGTTTAGAATATGGCTGTGGGTACTCCAAAGAAATTGAAAATGTTTTAGATTCTATACATAAGTTGGTTCTGAAGAGGGAAGGACCAGAAGATTGGGTGTCGTTATTAGACTGAGGGTCCACGCCAATCCGCAAAAGTCACCGTAGGTCCACGGGCCGTTGTAGGTCATCTTGACACTCACAGTGTCTCCGGGTAAAAGTTCCTGTATGGTCTTACCACCAGTGTAAACACACGACACCCTGTTGTTTTTGTAGGGAACCTTTACTTTCAGTATATTTCTTTCCAATGGAATTCTTATGTTTCTCTTTTTAAGTTTATCATAAGAATTTTTGTGGATGTCCTCAACCCTATGGGTGTCCTCGGGGCTCAGGACAAGATCCAGGTACTTTTTATTGTTGGTCTCGTACATTCCACTGTGTATTAGGCACTGACATTCGATGAACATATTTTCTTATTATTAATAAAGTTTAATGTTTAAGGTAGTTTATCTCCCAAAGGCTCCTCCACCATCTGTGTACGTTAGACCGAAATATTGCCTCATGAAAAAGGGACAAAAGGCCAAATGTTTCGACAATCCCTACAAACTCATTCACTATTGGAGCACCAGAGTGAACATCTACGACGAAGAAGAATTAAATTCGTACACTGACCTGTGTCAGAAGATGTTTAAGAATGAATGCGAGGAGCACTCCTATTAAAAGATCGGTGACCAGGAGTGGTTTGCTCGGCTCCACGCCGGAGAATCGCATTCCGATCTCCACGGCCGCCTCTATGCTGGCAAAGGGGGTGTTCCTCGGAGACATCATGCCGCACAGTGCCACGGTGGGACACCTCCCCCAGTGCGGAACGCCCCCCTCCACCGAAAGAACCCCAGAGGTCTGGTGGTGGATCCAACGGTTGCCGTCCCACTCCGACCCCCAGCATACTCTGGCGTTTAGGGTTGATATCCCAGTCTGTAAATAAATTTCCTCCAATATTTCTTCGGGTGAAGAAGTTTTCACGGACCTTCCAGAGGGTGACACGGAGTCCATGTTCACCAGGACCACACACAATGACTTTCCATCTGGTAATGTGGAAGCCACTATGTTCCACGGCGTACTTACTAAAATATCAAATTCAGAAACCTTGTTGGGGTACTCCAAAATCAGAGTCACCGACTGGTACTGAGCCTCCCTAAGGACACACGGGGCGCTTCCCCAGTTTTCACCCATGAGGTACTTGGCCTGTCCGTGATCCACCGCCAACACCAAAAGATCCCCAGTGACCGTTTCGTCCGAGTGGGAAAATATAACTTCGTGATCCACCGCCCCGTATCGAATACCCAAAACCTCGGTTTCGTAATGAAAGTTCACCCCTCTGCGCAAGAGGGCCCGTTCCATGTCGCGATTCATCTTGGCTCCGCTGATTATCTGGGTCTCCTTCTTGGACAGACCCACCCAATCGAAAGACTTTACAAATTCGTATGCGGTCATTTTGTCCCACGAGACACCGTCTATCAAGAAACACACGGACGAGATGATCCTTTCACCCGACGGTGAAAGTTTTCCCAGGGATTGTCTCAGAGTAAGCTGTTTGTATTTCAAGGGGTCTACTAGAACCTTGGTTGACAACACAGTAAGTTCCCAGTAGTCCTTGGGTTTCAGATGTTTCATGAGTTTGAATAAAAAGTTTTCATCACTTGGAAGGGTTCCGAAGTAATCGGACCATTCCAGACCCATTTCTTTAAAAAGTTTTACTGTGTTCACAAAACCCCCTTTAAAGACTGATCTCGTGGAGTGTAAGTTTCTGGTCCCGTCATCTGGCTCCCACCACGATCCACCCGGACCAAGTTTTTTATCGTACACGTGAACCTCGGCCACCTGTGATAGGTACCACGCTATTGTCATTCCAGTGGGTCCGCATCCTATGATGTTGACAATCATTACTAATTATTAATAATATTTTAAGCTAGACCATTGGGAAACAGCTTCAATGTCAGTCCCAGTGCGTCCAACTTGGCCACAAACTCCCTGCGTTCGCCAAGTGAGTTCGGAAGGTACTGATTCTTGATACAGTCAATCTCCAAGCCAGACAGCTGAATGGAATTCAAACGGTAGTCCTCGAAGGCCTTCATGGTGACGGGAGCCTTTTGCTTGGTCAGATCGAAGATGGCGTTCGCGTAGTCCCTGATTTCCTTTTGGGCTCCAGGTTCCATTCGAAGGCGCAGATAGTGCATGAGGTTGTGGAGATTAATCTTCCAGTAGAATTCGGTGTAGGTGGACTGCGGAAGGTGACACCGAGCCAGCTCGCGGCAGCACCCCTCCTCCAAAAGGTCCTTGTAGATCCCAAATGCCTGATCGCACACCTCCTTGGGGGCTCCAGCCAATGTCTGATCCAGATCCAGCTTGCCCTCGGAACCCTGTTTGTTGGTTTTAGACTGGGTTCGGTACTCATCAGGAACAAAAAAGTCCTCTGGAATCACAGAGTACCTCGCGGACATCTCGTTGACGCTGGCCGTGCGGTGACGGAGGTGCTGTCGAGCCACGAAGATGGGCATCTTGATGTGAAACTTGAACTCCACCATCTCGAAGGGGGTGTTGTGCCAGTGACGCATGAGATACCTGATCAGTCCCTCGTCGGACCTGCTCGTTTTGGTTCCCTCAGCATATGACACCCTAGCAGCCTGAACGATCGCTGAATCCAGGTTGGTAGATGGCATTGTGTCGACCAGCCGAATAAAACCATTGTTCACTGTGATTTCCATTTTATAAATTATCATGTACTTATTTTTTTATGTACATATTGTATAATAAATGGCTGTTTTAGATATTATCATAGCTTTGGCTATTATTGCCGCAGTTGGTTACGCGTTGTACAAGTATGTTTGGCCTCTCATCAATCCGTCACCCTCCACGGGGTGTACTCAAAATTCGGATTGTTCAAGTGGTACCGAATGTAAAGGCGGATTATGTAGACCCAAAGGTTCGGGTCCGGGTGGAAACTCCGTTGAAATTCACGAAGAATTTTCAAACACTGTTCTTGGTGTGAACAATGATAATTTAAAGAAGAGTGGTCGCTTAATGTACGGCGATAGCGCCGACGTGCCCCACAGACTCTTCCAGTGGGACGACGACACTTCTCAATTTTATTTAATCGACAAGGACACTGGAGACAAGAAAGGGTTTTGTATAAACGCAGGAAGCGGGGCGAAGGATGGTCACGTATTGACATTGTATGATTGTAATAACTGTGTTTGTACCGATTGTACGGATCAATCAGAGTGTGACTGTAGTGGCAAAACGTGTAACACAGACAATCAGTGGTACTTTAACGAAAGTGATGTTGATAGCGGCGTGGTTATAAAACCTATCATATCTAAGTCTGGTACTGATCTGGCCTGGCAGCTGACTAGTAATTCCAACAAACAAATTTATTTAAAAACACCAGCCGACACCCGAGATGATCAGTTTCGTGGATATCAACTTTTTACACTTAAAACAAGTCAATAATCGCTTTCCCAATATCTTTGGCAAATACGTCCACCTTTCCCTTAAAGAGGGCCTCAAATCCATCCTCCACATCGTGAAAAGATCTAACAGCCGATAGGGTCAAAGCTCTCACGGCTTTTTTGGTGTCGTCACCGATCGTGTCGACAATCTCCCTACATCTTTTGGATCTTTCACACGATTCAACGCCCCCGTAAATGGCCACCCCAGCGAACACCGCCGCTCCCACCGCCAAT